GTCAAGTGACGTACCCCCACGTGTAGGTAGTCGAGTATGAAAGGTTATTCATGAGGAATCGCCTCCCACATGCGTCGACAAAGAATGTGCCTCGCGATGTACAATCTGAGTTTATGACTCTGATGTGGTACAAGCGTGCACTCGAGGAGATTGAAGAAGTCAGTGATTCTGATAGAGCCAGAGAGCTCCAGGTTAAGATTAAATCTCTACTTGGAACACCTCTAGCCGATGAGGCTTGGTGCAAAGCCAAGACAGACTTAGTCTGCTTGGGTGCAGAAGGCTCATTCAGTTCACGACCTCTCCTTCCTCTGACAGAGCGCTGGTACAATCGGTTTCTTATTCCTGATTGTATTTGCGATATCATTCTGAGTCTCCGCGTGTATGAGGGGATGACCATCATGGTTACCTTCATAATCGGAACTCTTTACACTTGGTGGGTATTGTGTCACCCGAATTGACGGGCCAGACTTAAAGAGCACTACGTCAGTGCTCCTGTTGGGCAGGGATCCCCCGAAAGGAGGGACACCGGCATGTTGCTAATGCAACACCATCAGGAAGGACTGAAGTTGCGACTCTTTGTCATCGGCGTTCCCAAACCCCTAATCTCGCCTTTGGTAAGCGAGTGGGTAAAATGGGAATACCACTCAGGTGTAGAGTGGACGATCAAGAGACTTAAGAGCCTCAAGGTCGACCTGATCCGTGCGCGTAACCAACAACAACCCCTTACTTGGATTCGCAAGAATTCAAGGGGAGAAGTTGCTGGTGCACTCGGATCTCTCATCCGGTGGTCACTGAAAAGTGACCATAACTTCCGTAGAGGTCTACAAGCCTTTATGGCTTATAGCTTCTACATCCTTCCGAGCCTTTCAGAGGCTCAAAAGGAGAAGTTCCTTTCTGCCATTCGGGCAGAACCGCAGGATGGGCTTGATGATCAGTTTCATACTGACTTCAAGAGGTTTGTACACCGTGTGGTGGGTGTGCATTCGATAAAATCGAAGCATCAACCCCTCGTAGTATATACCGGAAGTTCCGGTAAGAAGGCACCTCGTTTCTTTGGGAAATCGAGTGTGGTCCAGAGTGAAAGAATACTGGATGATCTCCAGTTATTCAACACAACTGGTGGAATGGTCCTGTATTGTAAATACAGGGATATCTATGAACCCCTTTTGAGGGGGTGTTCAGAGAGATCTACATTCCTGAACCGCTTGTATGAAGAATACAAGAGGTTTCCACGGCCTTTCCCCCAAGATCCTGTTTTAGGTGGAGAGATCCACTTTATCCAGGAACCCGGGGGTAAACTACGTTCTGTTGCCTCTCCTTTCAGAATACACCAGGAGGCCTTACGGCCTCTGGGAGTACTTCTGTATGGGATAGTCCAACAGAGTCCATGGGATTGTACTTTCGATCATACGAAAGCACTTCCTTCCATCCAATCTCACCTTGCGAAAGGTGGTCAGGTCCATTCTGTAGATCTTTCATCTGCAACGGATTTGTTTCCGTTGAGTATTCAGATGGATGTTCTACGTACTGTTTTACCAAAACAGCAACAATTGCATGCATCTCTTTTTGAAGAGATTTCACGCTCTTGCTGGAAGTCCCAGTTGGGACCTCTACAATGGACGAAAGGACAACCTCTTGGGTTATTCCCAAGTTTTGCCCTGTTCACCCTGACACATGGACTTCTCCTTAACTACTTGAATGGTGGCAGGCATGCCAACCAATTCTTCGTGTTAGGAGACGATGTAGTTATCCTCAGTGATAAACTGAAAGATAAATACATTGCCATGCTTGATCGGATGGGCTGTCCGTGGAGCAAAGAGAAGTCAATATCTTCCAATGAACTCTGTGAGTTCGCTGGTAAGGTAGTCACGTCATCCTGGGTAATACCCCAGTTGAAGTGGCGGAAGATGTCTGATGACAACTTCCTAGACCTCTGTAAACTCCTAGGACCGCGGAGCCGATGCCTACTCAGTAGGCAGCAACGAGCAGTGTTCGATTGGGCTGCACATTTGTGCGAACCAATCGGTCTCAATATCTCTCTTCCCGGGGATAACCTCGAGAAAGCGATACTGAGGACACTACTTGCTTACCACCCTGAGGAGGTAGTCTTAGCGTCCTTGATGGACCTAAGAAGGAGAGTGAACAGGCATGTCCACTCTTCTAGCGAAGTTGTGTCTAGCGATGAGCTAAACACAATTTGCTCCACCTTCGACGAGAAGGTTAAGCAAGCGCTGTCAATGACAGTCTTCTCGCGATGGCAGTCCTCAATTGCCATCGGTCTGGAGGGACTGGAGACAGTGCCCGCGGCTCTCGACCATTGTAAGTCGATGTTGCCGCTGAAGGAGCATCAACCTTCGAGGTTGACCACCCTTCTGAGGTAC